TCCGTCGCAGTGGCTGAGGCATTCTGCACCTGCACGCCCGTCACGTAATTTCGAATGCCGGCCCCAGCTGCAGCCTTCACCGCCGTATCGGCAGCCGTAGCGAGGCCAGCAACCGGCCCGGCATAGGACCAATCCAACTCCGGGATGGAGAAGGGCTTACTGACCAAAGCGCCGATCAGCGTGGCCAACAGATCAACACCGCGCCCCGTCGTCACCGCCAGGGGATTGGCCGAAGCGCCCGTTGCCACCAGCACCGGCAGGGCACCGGCGGTATTGCGCGCTTGTCCCCCTGCGGGCGTGACTGTGGGCGCCCCAACCACATTGACCGCGACACTCTGCCCCGCCGCGGATTGCCCGCGCCCGGCGGTGATCTCAGCCGTCAATTCGGCGTAATCCTGCACCGCCAGAAACTGCACCACCGCATTGGTATTGCTCATCGGCGCCGTTGCACCATTCAGCCAGCGCAGCCGCACCTTATAGAGCGCATTGGGATCCGGAATTTGCTGGTGCCGACGATAGGAATTGGCGCGGCCTGTCGCGGCATCCAAAGCGCCGCCGTGAAACCAGGCTTCATCGGCGAAAGCCTCAATCTCATAAATGCTGCCACTGACCGAGGTCGGAAAGGTGACCGCCGCCGAGGAAAGCCGTAACAGCCCACCATTCTGCACCTCATACTTCGCCGCAGTCGGCGTAATGCCATCAAACAGCAACGCAATGGCGTGCTGGCCATCAGGCTGACCAGTTTCGCGGTTCACACTCACCGCCTCGACCAGGAAACCCTGATTGGCGATGCGTTGGGACAGCGTCAGCGCGATGGAAACGCGAAAGGGGATGGTGAAAACCTCGGTACTCAGCACCCAGCTTTCCGCGCCAGCCACAACACCACTGCCCATGGTGAGCACACCACCAGCAACACTCAGGCTGGCGCCGCTGCCAAGCTGCTGGGTCCATTTGCCGGGATTGAGGTCGGTGCCCGTGAAGCTATCGCGCCATTTCTTTTGGACGGACTTCACCTTCACCATGTCCTCAATCGGATCGTAGCCGCCAGTGCTCATGATGCTGCTCCGGGAGTATTGTTCTGTCGCGGCGGTGCCGCTGCGCCGGTGGCCGCGATTTCCACCGCAGCCATCTGCGCCGCATCCTGCGCGCCACCGGATTTGGCGACGCGCCTGGGATCGGTGTCGAGCGAGATGCCCGCCGCATCCAGTTCGGCATTCGCCTTGCGGATTTCCTCGACCGCCTGGCGGAAATCATAACCAAAGGCGCCCGTGGCTTCGGATTGCGGTGTGAAGCCCGCGCGCACCTGGGCGATCAACGCCGTGGTGTCCTTCAGCGGATCAATCATCTCATGCGCTGGAGGGACGTGAGAGACTCTATCCGGCATGTCAGTGCCCCAAAGCCCAAGCAGCGCGCCTTGCGTGTGAAAGCGTTCCGCAATGGGCCGCACCAGCATCGGGATCAGCATGCCGTATTGCACCTGTTCGCAAAGCCGGCGGAATTCGATCTTACCGGCGCGCAGGCTTGAGTAATTTGCCTGGGTGAGATCGCCGGAAACCTGGTCATAGGTGAGGCCGGCGCCAACAGCGGCGGCCTCAAGTGCACGCCGGGCAAAGGCGGTATGCGATCCACCGCCCGAGGGGTTCACCACCTCCACACTGCCCATGCCGCGCCGGTAGAGGATCATCCCCGGCTCGAAGCTTTCCACCGCGCGGCCTTGCGCGTCGCGCAGCAGGTTGGCGGCGGGGCCAGTGAGCGTATCCTCGCCTTCCTCGGTCACCACGGCAGCGAGGCAGGCTTCGATCTTGGCTTTCATCAGCAGCGCGGCCTCGTAATCGCCAAGGTCGCGCAGCCGCAGCAGCACGGGCGCGAGCCAGGATACATCACGCAACTGCCCGGGGCGGCGCTTGCGAAAGAGATGCAGCACATCGCGCGCCGGAATGAAGTCGCTGTTCTGCCAGGAGGCACCGGGCAGCATCCAGGCCGCGCCGGGATGGGTGCGATGCAGCCAATAGCCGGTGGGCTCGCCCGAATTGCCGAGTGCGATGCCTTGGATGGTCGGTGCACCATTCACCATGCCATGGCGCGATGTATCCAGATGATCGCTTTCCAACACTTGCAGGCTGAGGCCGATCGGGTTCTGCGGCGAAGGGCGCGTGGTGACCAACCGGATGAAGCATTCGCCGCTTTCCACGACGGCGCGCATGGCCAGCGCCTGCAGGCCGTAGAGATCAAGTTTGCCCTCAGCATCGCAAGCAGCGCTATCTGCCCAGGCCTGCCAGGCTGTGCCATGCGCTGTCTCCGGCCAACGCGTCGTGATGCCAGCTCCGACCGCGTTGCCGGTCCAAAGATCCACGATGCGCGCGGCATAGGGGTCATTGCGCACAGCGTCGCGCGCGCGCCTTGCGACGCTGGCGGCGGCCATGCCGACCTCACCATTCGCGCTGCCGCCTGAGGGCGACCAGGACGAGGCGCGGTTCTCCTGCGCGGCCGCGTAACCCCTGAGGGCCTGCCAGGCAGCGCGCAGGTGGAGCTTCATCATGCGTTCCTTGTGAAGCTGGCGAGCGTCACGCCCGGCCGCCGCGCAGTGGCATTCTCGGCGCCGTAGAGTGCGGCAATGGCGCGGCCCAATTCATCCAGGCTGCGATATTCCACGGTGCGGCCTTCGAAGGTCACGCGCGTGACGCCGCCAGTGAAGGCCGCGACAAGCACGGCGGCACGGCTGCCCGCAGGCTGCGCCAGCGCCCAGGCGAGGGTTGCAGGGTCCAAGGCCGATCACCCGCCCGCAGCGCGCGAGAGGGCACGCAAGATCGGCAGGATCTGCGCGCCACCCGCGCCAAGCGCGATAAGCACCGCGACGATGCCCCATATCGCGCCTTCAATCCGGCGTGTCTGCTTGCGCAGGCCACAGATCTCCGCACGCACAGCCGTGTAGCGCTCGGCGCAGCGCTCGACATGCAGCGACAGATCCTCGCGCTCGCGCGCGTGGAGTTCCCCGTTACTCATGATTTCCTCCTGAAAATATTCAGCGCAACCAACCGCCACGGGGCGCCAGCCAGCCGGGCCGGCGCATCATTGGCGGTGTTTCAGGGTTTGGCGCCGCAAGCGGCGCGGCAGTCTGGACGGCTTGTCTTTCCACCGGCGCATTCGCGATGTCCTCGCGCAGCCTATGCCAGAACCGCTCGCCATAACGATCGGCGCCAAGCAACCACAGCGCCGCGCGCGCCAGCACCGCGCAATCCAGCGCCTCATTCCGATCGCGCAGCTTCGCCCATTCCTGGCGCACAAAGCCGCGCCGGTCCTTCACCTGATGCAGTTGCTCCGCCACCAACTGCTTGACCCACTCAACCTCAATCCCCTGCGGCAAATGCACCCAGCCAAGTGGGAATTCCGCCGCCTCGCCGCGCCCGAGCCAAAGTCGGCGATAGAGATCAACCTTCCAGGTCGAAACTGACACCGTCCAAAGCTTCAAGCCGCGCCGCAGCTTTCGCCCATCTACCAGCGCATCCACAGGCGTCGGGCCTTGCACCGGCTGAGCCCTATTCCAACCATCGACCCCCTTGGTCGGCGCAATGCGAGGATCGCGCAGCCGGCGGAGATGGCCATAAACCGCCGCCGTATCGCGCCCTCCCGTATCAACGCACGCCTTGGCAATGCGGATCGCGCCGCCAGCCGCGCGCGGCCAATCGCGTGCCAGCAATTCCGCCAGCGCATCCCAAGGCGCACGGTCACGCGGGCTGCCAGCAATGACGATGTGATCGACAAGCCAGGAGGAATAGCCCTCTGCCCAGGCCCAGATATCGCATTCCAGCCGATCATCCTGGACATCGACGCCTGCCGTCAGCACCAGCGCATCCTGCGCCACAACGCCAAGCCGGAAATCCTCGCGCCGTTCCACCAGGCGTTCCCAATCCGGCGCCTCACCACGATCCTGCCAGGTCTCACCGAGCACTGTATTGCGGAAGGTTTTCAGATCCTCGGCCTTGCCCTGCGCTGCTTCCCAATCACGCGCGATCTGCTCCCAGGACAACCAGCCGACCGGCGAATAAAGCGCCGAGATGTGAAAGCCGATGGTGTGCGGGTTCTCCGCCGATGCCGTCGGCCGCCATTCGCCGGCGGCGAGCATGGCGGTCTTGTGATGTTCCTCAATCGGCGTGTCGCAATCTTCACAATGGTAGCGCACGCTGCGTGGGTCGCCCTTCTCCCAGATCAGGCGTTCGAACTTCAGCCATTGCATCGCGTCGCAATGCGGACAGGGCAGGAAATAACGCCGCTGATCGGATGCCGCATATTCCCGTTCAATCCGGCTGCGCCCGGCAATGGTCGGCGTTGACACCAGAAAGGCTTTCCTACGCCAGCCAAAAGTGCGTGCCCGGGCTTCGGCAAGCGCAATCGGGTCGCCTTCGCCTTCGATATCGCCCGGATAGGCATCCACCTCATCCAGAAACAGAAACCTGGCCGGCATGGAGCGCAGCCCGACCGCGCTATTCGCGCCCGTCAGCACCAGAATGCCGCCGGGGAATTCCTTGGACAGCATGGTATTGCCGCTGTCCCGCGCGCGGGCCGGCGCTACGCGTTCCCGCAGCGCCGGGGTTTCCTCCAGCAATGGATCAATGCGCTGGCGTGAGAAACGCTTGGCCAGTTCGACGGTCGGCTGCACGGCCAGCACCGGCGCCGGGACGTGATGCATGATATAGCCAAGCCAGTTATTGCCTGCCTCGGAACCGCCAGTCTGCGCCCCTTTCATCACGACGATCCGCTGTGCCGGATGCACGGCCGACAGCGCATCCATCACATCGCGGAGATATGGCGTCCGGCTCGTGCGCCAGGGACCAGGTTCCGATGATGCCCGGCTGCCCAGGATGCGATGCTGTTCCGCCCATGCCGAGACAGTGAGTTGCGGGGGCGGGCGCAGCATGGCGCCGGCACGGCGGCGCACATGTTCACGCGTGCGGCTCTCGCTCGCCGCCGATGCCGGGAGGGTCGAAGCGATCGGAAGCCTCCGTCAGAAGCTCATTGATGTGTTGCTGCAGGATTGTTTGCAGCAGATGGGGTTCGACGCCGAGTTCGGCGGCGATCACGCCAGACACGCGCGCGGGCCAATTCAGCAGCGCGTCACGCATGGTGCTGGCGATTTCATCAATCGTCGCATTGGCCGTCGCGACGTCGAGTAGCCGGCCTTTGCTTTCATCGAGCGCCAGGCGCTGGGCTTCGACTTTCAGGGCGAGTTGCGCAACCTTCAGGCGAGCGAAGGGTGTGCCCTCGGCATTAGTGCTGCCGTTGAGCGAGGACCGCTGCGGGTCTGCGGTGTCCAGCAGCCGAGCGCGTGTCTTGGCGATGTCCCACTGGCCATCCGGTTCGCGCGCGATGCGCCCCGTGCGTTCGGCCTTGTGCATGGTGGTATCGCTGACGCCAAGGCGTCGCGCGGCTTCACGCGTGGAGGGTGTCAGTTCAGCCATGGCGGCGACCTCCCGCCGCGCGTTGGTGAGGGTTCAGGGTGTCAGTGTGTGGCGCGCTGGCGCGCTGCGTCGAATGCGGAAAGGGCGGCTTGCCAGTCGGGCTCCTGCGCAGCACCGATGCGCTGGAGGGGTTCTAGCGTCACTTTCCTCCGGCTGTAGTAGTCGCCCTGCATGCGTGCCAGCCACCCGGAAAGCCCCTGCGCGGCAAGGGCGTCGCTGGCGGCCTTCACTTGCGCCTCGCTCGGCTCAGTACGTCCGAGGGAGACATGTCGCCCATCGTCGCCAAGCACGATCCAGCGCTGCTCTGTGCCGGCGCTCATTGCGCCGGCTCCGCCTTGCGGATCTGCATCAGCAATTCGCCGAGCCTCCGGCGCCACACGCCCGCGCCCTCGATGCAATAGGCTGGGCCGTATTTGCCAATGCCACCCTTGCGAGCCTCGCGCAGCCAATGCGCGTGGCTGAGCCGGGCATGGTCGGCGAGGCCCTTGAGTTTCGAGATGGTGTCCAGTTGCTGCATGGTCTTTGTCCGTCCTGCGGGGCGGTATGCCCTTTGCGTGACGGACGCTTCGCGCTGCGTTTCGCGCGAGCCAAGGCAATAAAGCGCCAGGGATCGCGATGATCCCTGGCTGATGCAATCATTCATGCCGCTGTGGCTGCGCCGCGTCACTCGGCGACGCGGTAATATGCGGAGTGAAAGATTATGCGGAGTGCAGGCGACGGCTCCATGGCCGTCGCTGCGTTTGCCTGAGAATCACTCCACATAATTTTTACGGTGGCTGGCGTCCTGCAACATGGCCAGAAGCTTATCAGGCGCCTTGAAGCGACCGCGTTGCAGCGTTGGGGGCGCCATCTTGGCAAGTGCTTCAACCTTCTCTGTCGGATCGGCTCGAAGGTAGATTTCGGTGCTCTGGATGCTGGCATGGCCGAGCCAAAGCGAAACCTTACGCACATCCCCGGTGGCTTGAAGGGTGTGATACGTCAATCCTCCCTTTCTGATGCCCTGCGGGCACTGAGGAAGGATCGGGGCAGCCAAAAATTATGTGGAGTCACAGACTACCCAAACGCAGCGACGGCCATGGGGCCGTCGCCTGCACTCCGCATAATCTTTCACTCCGCATATTACCGCTTATGCGGAGCTCCGCATAAGCGGTAGACGGTGTAGGACCCCTTGGCGCCCTGCTTGTTCGGGCCGACTTGGCGGATGCGCTCGGCGATCTCTACCGTGATTCCTTGGCGCTTTTTTAGCCCTGCGAAAAACCCGCGCACCGTATGCTGCGCCCAGCCGGTGGCCTCGGCAATTTGCGCCACCGTCGCGCCCTCAGGGCGGCGAAGCATGGCCAGCACCACTTCCTGCTTCGTGCCCTCGCGTGGCTTGCGTGGCGCGCCCGTGGCGCGCGTGCTGCGGCGTGAGAGCGCGTTGCGCAGCATGTCCATCGCGCGCGTGATCGGGTCCTGCGTGGTATTGGGCGGCGGCGTTTCCTCCCAGGCTGCGAGCAAGCGCCCGGCGGCTTCGCGCAGGTTCACGCTTCCCATGTTGGGCTCCTCGGGCGCGGGGTGGGCGGGTTGTTCCGTCACCGCGTCGTGATGCTGCGGCGTTTCGCTCCCCCCGCCCTGCGGCGCCGTGTCGCGCGCGGTGCGTCCCTCATTCGGGTCAATACCGATCGCGCGCAGCCCTTCATCCGTCACCTGGATCAGGAG